CGGCATTGACCCGCTGCTCGCCATTGCTCAGATGTGCCACGAGACGGGCAACCTCACCTCGTGGTGGGCAGCCCGGCCCCGTCGCAACCCGGCGGGCATCGGGGTGACAGGAGCACCAGGCGCGGGAATCGCGTTTCCGACCTGGGCACGGCACGCTATCCCCGCGCACGTCGGGCGGCTGGTCGCCTATGTCACTCCGCCAGACCAGCGTAGCGCTGCACAGCACGCCCTGGTCGATGTGGCAATGGACTACCGACCACTACCAACCCACCTGCACGGCTGCGCGCCGACCCTGGCCGGGCTGACCGGGACCTGGGCCACCGACCCGGACTATGCCGAGAAGGTGGCGACTTGGGCAGAAAGGTTAAGCAATGCTTGAGAAACTGAAACAATCGCCATTGCTTCGCCCTGGGGCGCATTGTGGCGTGCTTGATTGTGATAATCGAGTTTCGTATGGGGCCGCGTGATGTGTGGCGACCAGTGCCAGTAGATGAGCATATCGAGTATGGGGTGCTTGCAAGTGCATGAGCGTTTGTGCTATGCTTGTTGTAGTTCTATTTGTCGCTTGCTTGTGGCGGTTTTCCAGTGCCGCCACAAGCAAGCTTTGCAACTCGGTGAATGGAGCACCAAGTCATGTCTAGTGTAACACAAGAAACTGAGAAAAAACTATGTCTTCGCTGCGAAAAAGAAGGCCGCGACCCGATGCGGCCTGTATCGGAGTTCGGGCCGAATAAGTCAAAGCGCGATGGCTTGCAGCGGTATTGCCGCCCGTGCCAACGTTCCTATGAACGGGAATTCAAGGCAAAACGCGCTGCTCAGAACACGCAGCAGCAGCAGCCGGATAATGCGCCACTGGCCACATACACCGCCCCTGAAGAAACAACGCCGCCGATAACCGCAGAACAGGCGGTGCAAATGGTAGACGGCAAGCCGATGATTAACAGCCGGGATGTTGCGGCTATGTTTGACAAGCGGCATGATCATGTGTTGCGGGACATTCAAGAGATTATTTCAAGGGCAGACGAAGAAGCTCTCCCCAATTTTGGGGAGTCCTCCTATATCAATGAACAGAACAAGCAACAGCCCTGCTACCTGCTCACCAGAGATGGTTTTACTTTCACGGCTATGGGTTTCACAGGCGCAAAGGCAGATCAGTTCAAGTGGGCGATCATCCGCCGTATGAATGAACTTGAGATGCAAGCGCAGCAGCAGCCAATGCAGCAGCAGCCCATCACACCGCCCGTGGTGCAACAGATAAACGATATTCACGGCACGGTCGTCAAGATGGACCACAAGATGGACCAACGGTTTATGAATATGGACCAACGGTTTATGAACATTGAGCAAACCCTGGAAGGCGCAGAACGCATTGAAGTGGCAAGGCATTATTCAGGTGGTGTGTACATTGCACGCCTGGCTATCGAGGAGTTGAAAGACCCGCCTAAAATGCTTGCTCCGCATATTACCTACTTCGAACACCATTACAATCGCGGCTATGAATTGATATGTATTGGTAGGTTTAGTGGCCCCACCCCATACAAACGTATCCGAGAGCATCACGGCAAACTGCCATTGGGTGAATTTTCGCAACCTGTGCGGTTTTTTAACACAGACGAACCTGACAACGCAGAAACGTTTTTGCGCAATCACGCACCGCTCGGGGCGGTAAAGGTGGGCGGAGCCGTGAAGTACAAAGATTGGTTTTTCGTTCTTCCGGAGGTTCTTGGGCGTGTCGTTCAGACATGGCCCAAGCATATCCCGTATCATCGCTTGACCCTTGCTTGCAAAGGGTGGGAATTTAATTTGAACGCAATGGTAGAACAAACCACTTTGTTTTCGTTTATGGGGTAACCTGGTGTGGCACGCAAACCGTGGGAACAACTTGACAATGAGAGCAACGCGGCCTATGCGCGGTTTTTGGCGTACCGTAACTTGGGGCCGACACGGACGATTGACAAGGCATACCAGGCCGCTACTAGAGAAAATAAAAGAAAATCAGATACCGCTACCAGTCAGTGGTACAACGATAGCATGTCGCATCACTGGAATGATCGCGCAACCGCGTGGGATATTGACAACCTGCTTGGGCAGGGAGAGCGGGCAGCAACTCTGTATATGGGCATCGTTGAAAAGTATGTCGAACGTCTGTACACATTCCTGGATGAACAAAGCGTAAACCCTGATGACTTTGATAGCGTTACCAAATCAATCGAACTCCTCCACAAGCTCCTGCCGGGGGAAACCATTGCTGCCATTATTGCCGCTAACGAACAGCACCGTACCACAGGCCACGAGTGAGAGCGTGCCTGTGTACATCCCACGCGGTCCTGCTGCGGAACTCCAGGCCAATCATGCTACAGAGATCGTCATAAGCGGCCCGGCTGGCACGGGCAAGAGTCGGGCCTGCCTGGAAAAGATGCACGTGTATGCACAGCAGTGCCCTCGCTTTCGTGGCCTGATCGTGCGCAAGACGCGCGAAAGCCTGAGTGAAACCGGATTGTTTACCTATGAACAATATGTCCTTGGACGCGATCACCCGATGATTATCGATGGTAAACCCAAACGTCGCATTCGACAGGTCTACCAATACCCCAACGGTGCGGAGATCGTCATTGGTGGGATGGATAAGCCATCGAAAATTATGTCTACTGAGTATGATATAATATTTGTCCAGGAAGCTACGGAACTTGACGAACAGGACTGGCAGGCACTCCTCACGCGTCTTCGCAACCACGCACTGCCATTTCAGCAGATGATGGCAGACTGTAATCCATCAGCACCAACGCACTGGTTATACCAGCGATGTATGAGTGGGCGCGCCACGCTCCTGAATAGTCGCCACGAGGACAACCCGCGCCTCTACCAGCATGGCGAGTGGACAGAAGAAGGGAAAGAGTACCTCGCCATTCTGGACAGCCTGACTGGTGCTGAATATCATCGGTTGCGGCTTGGTCAGTGGGTGCAATCCAGTGGGCTCGTGTACGACGTGTGGAGCGATGAGAATGTCAGTGAGGATGCTGAGTATCAACCAGGTGCAGGCGATGTGTACTGGGGGGTTGACGATGGCTATAGCGGCCAGGTCGACCCGCGCACCGGGCTCTACACGGCAGACAGTCACCCCCGCGCATTCGTTCTTGCGCAGTTACGAAGCAATGGGCGGCTCTGTGTGTTTGCTGAGCACCTGACCGTCAAAACACTCAGCGATAGTCATTTACAGCAGGTGATGGCGTTAGGGTATCCCATGCCAGCGTATGCTGCTGTTGATAGTAGTGCAAGCGAGCTAAAACGCCGCATCCTTGACACTGGCACGCCAGTCAAGAGCAAGCCGATCAGTGTGGAGGAAAGCATCAAAGAGACGCGCCGCTGGCTTGCCCCCGATACGAACAACTGGCGACGCATCCTGGTGCATCCGCGCTGCAAGCATCTGCGCAATGAGGCGATAAGCTATGTACGGAACCCGGCGACTGGCACGCCATACAAGCAGCACGATCACTGTCTGGACGCCTTGCGGTATCTCACGCACGCATTGCGATACGAGGTATGATGGCTACTGAAACCGAAATCAAAAAACGCAGCGTCACGAGGGACGATGCCGACTATGGCGGCGTGTACCATTTTCATCTGCCGTTTGGAAGCTATGCTGATAGTGTCAGCTTGCCGCCCGATCCGCCCGCGTACTGGAGCCGCAGTCGAGACGCACGATTGCGAACCACGGTGCATCACGGCACAACCTGGCCGAATGCCGTAAGTATTGCCATCAGCAAAATGGCGTCCCTTGCATGGGAAGTGTCTGGCCCGGTACCGTTGCGGGTACGACGGGCACAAGACCTACTTCATACCATTGGCGCGGGGGGCGGATGGGTGTCGTTTCTTTCCAAACATTTGCGCGATTTCCTGACGTGCGACAATGGCGCATTTGTGGAAGTGGTACGCGCAAGCTCAGCGCGCGGGAGTCGCATCATCGGGCTGATGCACCTGGACAGTCTGCGCTGCGAGCGAACGGGAGACAGTCGCGCCCCGGTCATTTACACCGACAAGAAAGGCAAACGGCACGAACTGCGAGACTACCAGGTCATCAGTCTCACCGATATGCCCAACCCAGGTGACGATTACCTGGGCGTCGGGCTGTGCGCTGCGAGCCGCGCTTATGAAGTCATTGTGAAGGCAGCAGCCATTGATCGGTATTTTGTTGAGAAAATCACTGGTAACCGCCCGACTGCGCTCCATTTCGTTCAAGGCGTAAGCCGCAAACAACTTGAGGACGCGTTTCGCACGAGCGATCAACAGAGCGCCAGCCAGGGCTATGTCGTGTACAAAGGAGCGGTCATGATCCCGGTCCTCGGAGATACCCCTGCGCAACTTATGACTGTACCCATCGCAGAAGTACCAGACGGGTTTGACGCGGAACAGGAGCGTCAGGACGCCGCGCGCCATATGGCTGGCGCCATTGGTATCGACCCGCAAGACCTGGACCCTAATTTGCTGGCATCGCGTGCGTTGGGGACTGGTGCCCAATCGCTGGTCATTGCTGCAAAAGAGAAAGGCCGGGGACTGGCTGCATGGCGGCAGGCATGGACGCATATGCTGAATGAGCATGTACTGCCTGCCAGTGTGACATTCGAGTTTGCGGAAAGTGATGCGCGTGATGAGGATTTGCGTGCGGATGTCACCAAAAAACGCGGCGGATACGTCGTGGACCTCGTGAAAAATGGCGTGATTAGTCCACAGGAAGCCGTGCAATACCTTGTGGACTGGGACGAACTGCCGAAAGAGTTCCTTCCTAGCGATGAAACCCCGGACACGAGCCTGGGGGATGATGAGAAGCCAGACCAACCACAACCGGACACCGCACCGCCGGACATAACCGAAAAACAGGCGCGCAACGCGGCAATGGTTATTGATGAACAACTCCCAGCCGCGCGCTCTCTCTTTCTGGAGGTGACTTCGTCATAAACCGCACTGACTAAAGTCAGGCGGCTTGTCCCTGGCGCGGCGGCAGAGCCGCCTCCGAGACAATAGGCGGTATGACTGCCGCCCTGGAAATGTTTATCGCCGCATTGGTATCAGCAGAGGCCGTATGACCGCACGACACACAACAGAAATGGGCTTGCGTGGGACGATTGGCGCGTTCGGTGTGCTCGCATGCACTGCATCGCTGGCTGGTGTAGGCCGCGTCAACGATACAGACAGGCACCCCTGCCAACCGAGCCTTGTAGCTGATGAACTGGCGCAGTTGGGCAAAGGCCCAGTTGCTGTGTCGTGCTCGTTGTGCCTTACGCAACCGTGTCCGTTCGCGGATGTCGCTCAGGTCTTCCAGAGCGATGCCGCGCCCGCTGTCTTTCGCACGCGCAACGAGGTCTTTGCTGATCCGGTGGTTTGTGTCTTTTTGGAACCGCGCCTGTTTCTGGCGCAGTTTCTTCAGATGGCGTTTGGCCGATTTGGTGCCGCGTCGCTGAAGGCGCTGGCGCAGGCCGTGATATCGCTGGCGGGTCTGTTCAACCTGCTCGCCCGAATAGTGGTTGCCGTCGCTGTCAGACGCGATGTTGTTGATGCCCAGGTCAACGCCCAGGATGCCCTCAATCTCGTCCGGCGTGGGTTCTTCAATGTTGCAGACAGCCAGCAGGTAGAACGTATTGTTGACCAACACGAGGTCGCTCTCGCCCTGGCGAAACTGGAGCAGTTCACACTGGCGCTCTCCACAGACAAACGGGATGCGCTGGCGACCTGCCAGCGTCCAGATATTGACCGTGCTCTTGTCCAACTGGTAGGACAGGATGCGGTCATCGTAGGCGATAGACCCGTGTGGCTTGAAGGTGCGCTGCGTCTGCTTGTCCAGTTTGTAGGCATCGCCTACTTTGGCAAGCATCCGCACGGTCACTTGCGCCGACAAATCAAACTGTTCGCGCACGTCGCGGTAGACCAGCTTTTGCAGGTCGAACTTTTTGAACGTGCGCGTATCCCACGCGACCTGACTGATGTAGTTGCAGGCAGCATTCGCCTGTTCCAACGTGCGCAACAGGGCTGCGTACTGGTCAGGCGTGGGGTTCAGCTTGATTTGTGCTATAATCTTCATATATTGAATTATAGCATGGATATTCAATCATTACAAGCAAGAAAGGAGGAGCGCGGTTTCCTTCACTGCCACTGAAGTGGCGTGGTTTCCACCGCGTGAATTTCTGTGACATATACCTATGACAAATGCGATAACGCGCTGGTGGCAGGCGGTACCGCGACGCCTATTGCGCACGCCAATGGGAAGCTCTACACTTACGCTGTGTCGGTTGGCAGTACCGCCACCGAAATCACATCAGCGATCCTGCCAGATGCCGAGCGCGTGGATATTGCCATTAAAAACCCATCATCAGACACCGTCTACATTGGCGATGAAAATGTGACGACCGCGACCGGGTTCCCACTGGCCCAGAACGAGAGCATCAGCATAGCCAGTACTGATTGCCCAATCTATGCTATCGGTGCCGATCAAGCAAGTATTGATTTGCGAGTCCTGGAGATAATCTAGTGACCGGTATTCGTATCGCCTCTGCAGGCGCGCCATTGTACGTAGGTGCAATTCCGCCGGGCATACAGGTTGCCCAGAGCGGCGGCGCAGCCTCGCCCCTGCTCGCCGACCTTACCGCCTACTGGAAACTTGATGACCTTACGTGGTCGGATAGCGTTGGTGGCAACGACCTCACCAACAACGGCAGCGTGACGGTCGGCACGCCGAAAGTTGGTGCGGGAAGTGCCGAGTTTGATGGGAGCAACTTTCTCAGCCTGGCAAGCAATTCTGATGTTCAGATGGATGGCGATTTCACCATTGCGTGTTGGGTGTATCTGGCTGTATTGGACGGAACACGGCAGAAGATCGTTGGAAAAGATGCCATTGGCTCGCGGGAATATACCCTACAGATTGACCAGCTAACAAACGAGCTCGTTTTCAATGTTCAAGGGAGCGGGCGTGTACCCGATAGCACAGTCCCAACAACAAATACCTGGTACTTCCTTGTTGCCGATTATCGTGCAAGTGACAATCGTATACGACTTATCGTAAACGATGGCACCCCCAACGAAACAACAGGTATCATCCCTGCTACGGTAGGCAGCGCAGAGTTTCAAATAGGCGCAAGGCAATTCTCTGGGTTTGAAGATTTTATCTCCAACGGTAGTCGTATTGATGAAGTCGGCATCTGGAAACGGTTGCTCACATCCGGAGAAATCAGCGACCTGTATAACAGCGGCTCAGGATTAAGTTATCCATTTAGTTAAGAAAGGAATTGAACCATGGCGGTGACCTATATCAAAGTAGACATATCGAAGCGCCTCGGCGCGGACTTGCGGCAGACGGTCGTGTACGGTGGACAGTTTGATGAGCGCCTGCACCGACTGAAGGACGTGATGGACACGATGATTGATGGTACGGACTATAGCCGCCTGGAAACCGAGTTCGGCCTTGCTGTGGGCCAGGGCGAGACGGTCTATAACCTTGTGGCGGGCGCAGCCACGGATACCGCAGGCGCGAATATCACACAGCTTCTCAATCGGCTCGGATAACAGCATGGACGAACTGGACGAACTGATAGCGCGTTTTGAAACCGAGGTGCGCATTCTGATGGCGCGTCTTGAGTCAGGCAGCATCTCGCCTGAAGTATGGCAGGCAGAGTTCGAGGACCTGCTTGCTCGCTATCACACAGCAGCGTCAATGGCAGGTGTTGGTTCGGATGACCTTCCTCCTGCAGTACGTGGCCAGCTTGTTGCGGGTGTTCAGGCACAGTTCGCGTTCCTGGACGTCTTTGCTATCGAAATCCAGGGCACCGATGAATATATGGCAGGATGGAATGCCCGTGCGGATATGTATGCAAAATCCATCAAAACCCCGTATTGGCAGGGGCGCACCCGCTTGCTACCGTTGCCAGCCATGCCAGCAGAGGGGACCCAATGCCTCACCAACTGTGGGTGCATCTGGGATATTGTCACCATCGATGAGGAGGCCGGGGATTATGATTGCTTCTGGCGACGCGGGAAAGATGATAGTTGTCAAACGTGCATTGCTCGCGAGCAAGACTGGTCACCACTTCAAGTGCGGGGAGGTGTGTTGATTTGAAACCGCAAATCAAAGTTATTGTGCCAAAAGATTTGGCGATTGACCAGAAGCGTTTGAACCGCGCCATCGAAAATGGGTTGGACGCCAGTGCTCAGGCAGCAAAAGCCGATTTTGATGTTACGACGCAAACATGGAAAACAGATGTGACATTCAGCATCAAAAAGCGAAACAAAGCCCGCCGCGTGACAACAAGCAACCGCATCTATGGCTATGTAAATGATGGCACCCGGCCGCACATTATCCGCCCGAAACGCGCGCGGGTCTTGACGTTTTTGACGCCGTATCGAGCAAAGACAAAGCCGCGCAAAATCCGAAGCGGGCGCGGCGGCGTTGGAAATACAATCGTCTACACGAAAATCGTGCAACATCCAGGCACCCAGGCACGCGAGTTTGATAAGACCATCCAGGAGAAATGGCGGCGGGCGTTCCCAACCACTATGCAACGCGCCATTGATAGCGAGGTGCGATGATTGAAAGGCACAAAGAATGGATATGGCTACGGTAGAAATGCATATGCAGGAGCATGGGCAAACGATTGAGCAACATGGGTTTCGTATTGTAGAAGAGCCGGAGCATGGCGATAGTGGCACACGCATACGGATCGGCTTTACTGATGACCGACCGCACATATATGAGTTTATTCATGTGCCCTTATTTGACAGTTGGCGCATTGGAATGGTGGCAACGCCCTTTCACATAGAGGTCATCGGTATGCCTGTTATTGATCCGTTCATTCCCAGTGCAATTATCCCGATCCTACCATCGCTCATCGAACTCGCATATGGCGTCGCCATCCAAAACGGATGGACTCGAATGGATGAAATAGTTTAGATGCCCACGATGATTGATATAGGGATGTTGCCACAGTTGCCCCAGCCCGAAACTGAGGCGGAGGCGGCGTGGTACGAGCGTGATGGCCTCCTGCGGGCGTGGATAGCACGGCACGGCTACCGATCCTTCATTCAGTGCCCGGTGGTGCGGTCAACCATGTTTGTTGGCAATCAGTCGTTTGTGCAGGATGAATACGCGTGGCTGCAGTCGCGCCCCGATTGGCAGGAACGCTGGCATCCCGCCACGCGAGAGGACTGGATTGGGGGTCCGCCTGCCAGCACCCCAGACGTAGGAACGAGTAGCCAGCTTATTCACCACGCGCATACTGCTGCGTACTACGAACAATGGCGCGGCATACCAATCGCTGCCCATGATACAATCGTCGAGATTGGCGGCGGCTATGGCAGTTTTGCGCGACTGTGTCATAACCTGGGGTTTCGTGGGAGCTATGTTCTGTATGACCTTCCTGCGTTTGCCGCGTTGCAATCCTGGTACACCGCGCAAGCCGGAGTAACAACTGAGTGCTATTATGATCGTGAGGCGTGGCAACGTCGTGTCGCCACCATCACCGGGCATACCCTGTTTGTCAGTTTGTGGGCGCTCTCAGAAACCAGCGCTCGCCAGCGGCAACCATTATTGCAAGCGATACGCGACATCGATGATTTTTGCATCGCGTACCAGGGGCGGTTTCGAGAGATGCAAAATGGGCCAGTGTTTCAGGAGTGGATAGCAACAATGCCCGAACACACGTGGCATACTGAGCGGTCATTTTTGTTCGGGAGGAGGCGTAATGGAATGGACTAGTATACATGCTGCCTTGCCAGAGCCAGGCGAAACCGTGCTGGCCTGGGGTGTCGAAGGGTATAGCCTGGCGCGTTGTGTGCAAAAAGGGTCGGGTCCACAAGACTATCTCTGGACGGGGTATCATTGGGTATCCTTCTTCCCCGAGGAGGAATGACTGACGTGCAGGTGTCACACTGGCAACATCTGCCCAAGCCACCAGAATGGGAAACCTACACATGACTACTGTTATAGACCGTTTGTAATGGAGTTGAGGTTGTGAACTATAAGCGACTAGTTCAACAGTTAGAAACGGTGCAATCGTTTTTGCGACCTGATGAGATGCGGCTGCTCTATGATCTGGCATGGCCTGGGTACCGATGTGCTGATCTGGGGGTTGGGGCTGGGAAGAGTACCATCCTGATGGCAGCACGAGCGTACGTCCTTGCGGTGTCGCTGTGGCATTGGCCTGGCGAGGGTGATTGTGCTGTATTCCAGGAAACACTCGAACGGTTTCCAGATTGTGCCGAGCGTATTACCGCAATCTGCGCAGACACGGCCCAGACCGGGCAGCAACTTGCACCGTTCGGCCCGCAGTTTGATGTCGTCTTTATCGATGCTGGGCACCAGAAGCACGACGTGCAGGCGGATGTGCTTGCGTGGGCACCGCTCCTCTCATCTCGTGGCGTGCTGGTGTTTCACGACTACTCACCCCGATGGGTCGGAGTGCGAACGGTGGTGGATCGGATGTGCGAGAACGGATGGGAATGCGTGCAGTCTGTGCAGTCAATACGTGTGTTAAAGAAGGGTACTGCCCAATGACCAGAGGCCGCCGCGTGCCATCCGCACAACCAACACCATACAGCCCAGAACACATTGAGGGCGTGCAGGCATTTATGCGCGACGTGGACGCCACCGCTCGTGGGCACGCCGAGACACGCGGCGCGGTGGTGGTGACAATAGGCGAGCCGGTGCATATTGCGTATGTGCCTGTTAGGCGCTTGGCTGAGATAGTGCCGCTTGAACTGGTGCGGAAGGTACGCGAGTATGATATGGCGAAAGAATACGTAGTAATTGCGGTGGATCGGAGCAAGCAGCCGCCGCTGGAATATCGGATCGTGAAACGGGGTGCGTGATGGGGCCAACAGATTATACCTTCGTCTGGATAGATGCCACTGAGCGCCTCCCTGATACCTATGACCCTGTGCTGGCCTGGACAGTGGAATATGATTTTGAGGGCAACCCCATTGGCGAAACCTGGGAGCAGGCGCGCTTTGATGGAGAGAAACGCCGGTGGGAACTTGACGCCTACGGCACATCGCTACACAATCCATCGAAGGTCACTCATTGGATGGAGATTACCCGAAAAGAGGATAAAGGCTAAACGATGACAGCCCATAACCACGACCTGCAACGCGAACAGGCCCGCCGCCGCTATGCGGTGTGCGCGGCGCTGCTCAGCTTACTGGACGTGGTAGAGCCGGGCAGTCAGGCCGAACGGCAGGCGCGGGGCTTGCTCTCGACATTGGAAGCTGAACTGCAAACCCGACCCAACGTACCCACACGAGCACAACAGAGTAGAAAAATGCGGCTTGTGGAGTGTAAAGACTAGCAGGGTTGTGCTATAATACAGACAGAATTATATATATGTAACCCAACCCCGAAATAACAGTAGGGCAGCGGTGTTTTTCTCCTGATGGAGAAGAGCGCCGTTTTTTTATTGCCGTATGCCATACATTGTTCAAAACCGGAATAATATGCACTGCGTTGTAAAGCGAGACGACCCTGGTGGGCGCGTGTTCGGTTGTCATCAGGACCCGCGGCGGGCGTATGCGCAGATTGCCGCCATCGAAGCCAGCGAATACAGCACCAAAGCAGACCAGGACGAGATAGACGAAACGTTTGCTCAGTATCACGATCTGGTCAACATGTCCGCATCCGAACTCGAAGCGTGGGCAGACACCGAGGCCAGCACCATGGCGAGCCTGAGCCGCGCGCCGATCAATCGCAACCTGCGGCTATTGCGCACGCCAAAAGACGAATGGGGAAGTGATGAGGTACGCGAGGCGAACCGTACCATCAGCTTCATTAGTCGAATGAGTGCTGCTCAGCAGGGGAAGCCCGTCATCACACAGGGTGGGCGCGACTACAGCAAGCGTGATATCTCACTCCTCAATTGGGCACACGACCCAGCAAAGACGAAAGAAACAGATGTACCGGAGGGTGTGCGCAATCCTGAACTCTGGCAGCAAGCACGCAACACGGTGCGCAATCGGGTGCGCACCTGGCCCAGTGCCTATGCCAGTGGGCAGGTTGTCCAGGAATACGAACGATTGGGGGGCACGTACACGAGTGAAAAAGCGCTTGACGAATGGTTTGCAGAGCGTTGGGTTGACATAAGCCGCCCAAAAGATGGCGGCGGGTTTGAGCCGTGCGGACGCGATACGGCCAATATGAGCGAAGACGACTACCGCCGCGCATACCCGAAATGCCTCCCGGCCCAGGAAGCAGCAGCGCTCAGTGAAGCGGAACGTCAGCGCCTGATTGAACGCAAACGCGATGCCCCAAACACCCCCGGCAGTCCGAGTTACGTCAGTAGCGATCCCGATCCTCAGCGTAGCAAAGGCTTGTTTACGGTCTTCAAGCAGGCAGACGGCCACTATCGCTGGGTCGCAGTAAGTAGCACCGCCTATCTGGATCGAGACAACGAAATTGTCAGCACAAAGGCGCTGCACGGGGTGGTGCAGCGTGGTGACCAGACAGGCGAGCGGGGAGTACTGCGCTGGTGGCATATGCAGGGCGCGGACCTGGGGGACATTGATTTTCAGGCGCTCTCATCTAATGACCGGCTCCTCGTGGAGAGCGGAACATTTGATGACCAGCGCGTCGCGCAATCGGTTGCGACAAAGCAAGACACGTTAGGGCTATCCATTGGCTTTAGTCATGCCGAAAGCGAGCCAGGGCCAGATGGTGTGTTTGAAGATATTCGCAAATTTGAAACAAGCTTGCTGCCAAAAGAGATGGCAAGCAATCGGTTTACCAGCCTGACAACAGTAGAGGAGAAGTCTATGGATACGGAAAAAATCAAGGCACTGAAGGCGCTTCTTGGGGACAGCAGTGCATTCAACGAGGTACTTGAAAACATCGAGAAGACCAACAAGGCCGCGCAAGCATCAGGAGTGCGCTACAAGGACGCCGACACCATTACCACGCCCGACGGGCAAACATGGCGATATAAGGACGGCAGCTTTGAAGTGGTGCCAGAGCCCGAACCGGCAGTGCAGAGTGAAAAAATGGCAATGCCGATAGGGCGTGACGAACTCGCGTCGCTGGTGCGCAGCGCGATGATGGAAGCGATGAATATGTATGTCGGCAAGATCGAAGACGGCATGGACGAGAAGATGCGCAAAATGATGGGTGAGTATGAGCGCAAAATGGAAGGTTATTCCATGAAGGCCGCCGATGGGGTGAAGTCGGAACTAGAAACCCTGAAACAAGAGCGCGCCGCATTGGCGCAGGGGTTGAAAGAGGTCAATCATCGCCTTCAGGAATTGGAAGGCGATCAGCCCCGTGCGAATGGATATCGCGCCAGCATCGCAGATGACACCATCACAGGCAAAGAGACACCGCAGCCACCGGAAGGCGAGGATGTGCTTGGTCAGATTACTGGTGCGCTGTTTGGTATGAATGGAGGGCAACGGTAATGCACAACCCGATTGATTACAAGCGGCTTGCGGCTGCGATGATGGCAGAGCAGAGCCGCTACAAAGCTGCTGACACACCCCCAACAGGCATTCACTCGCACGGCCCCGGCGGGCTATTCTCTGCACTTGGCCTGTCGCGCCCGTTGTTCAGCGCCATGCAATTGCCTATGGCGGGGTTGCAGGCACGCCTCCCGGCCAGGCCCAGCCAGGATACCGACCCGCTGTATGGCATCATCACCGGGCAGACGGCAACATCGGGAGACGAACCGACGGCACAATGTGACGACCCGCCCACCGCCGGGACGCTGAAGCTCTGTACACAATCGCTGCCGTTTGGGTTGCAGGCACGGCAAACACCGTCATACGACCTGCGGGAATTTGGGCAGCGTGTCAACCGTGGCGAGTTTATGGATTTCCAGATTTTTGGCAACCCGGCTGATATGTTCGAAACGGGCGTAGCGCCAACCATTCCGAACGCCAGCCCGGCCATGGCCGCGCAACGAGATACCGCCAAGCTCCTGGCTGAACTGGCGGTGTCGTGGAGTCGCGACTTTGCACAGGAGCTCTATGATGGCAACCCGGCAAGCAATACGGCGGGCCGGAAATATTTCAACGGACTGGACATCCTGATTAACACCAACCGTATAGACGCTGAAACCGGCACCGCCTGCCCGGCAGCCGACAGCCTGATCTACTCATTTGGTGATAACGCGGTCAACACGAATGGCGACGGCGCGGTGCGGAGTATCACGGCTATATATCGGCATTTGCAGCACCGCGCCGCGCACATGAACCTGAACCCTGTGCGCTGGGTGTTGGCTATGCCGTTTGGGCTTTTCTATGCATTAACAGACATCTGGCCTTGCTCGTACATGACATTCAGGTGTGCAAACAACACCAGCAACACCAACGCCTCGGTCGATATCGACACTGCAGAGGCCAATCGTATGCGCGATGGCATGCGCGGCGATCTCTACAGCTACACCGGGCAATACCTCCTCATTGATGGGCAGCAGGTGCCAGTCATTATTGACGATGCCATTCCCTACAGCACGAATGCAGGCGGTATCCACGAGAGCGACATCTATTTCGTGCCCATGACCGTCAAGGGGGCCACACGTGTTACGTATCTTGAGTACTTCAATTTTGACGTACCAGGCGGCGCGATGCAGGCGGCGGGTATTATGGCAGGCCGCGATCAGTTCTACACCAGCGACGGCGGGCGCTTCCTCTGGGCAGTCAAGCCAAATACGAACTATTGTGTACAGTTGCTCGCCAGTGCCAAGCCGCGCCTGGTCTTGCTTACGCCACAAATCGCTGCCCGTATGACCAATGTCGGATGGACGAGCCTGATTATGGAGCGCGATTGGGACCCGACCGGCACCTACTTCTATGATGGCGGTCAGACCACATTTGCAGCACCATCGTATTTTGACCCGACTGGCTAGGAGTGGCGATGTATGCCGCGCTTGTTATCACCTATAACCGTGCAAGCACGCTGGCCGAAACGCTGGCGTGCTTGCGGCGCAACCTCGTCCCGCAACCAGCTACCTGGATTGTGGCAGATGATGGCAGCACCGACGACACACACGAGGTTGTGCGCCAGTTTGGTGCCGAACTGGTGGTGACACAACGCGGCGGGATGGGAAAAAACACAAACACAGGACTCAGGGCGGCGTGGCAACAGACGCCGCTTGTGTTGCAAGTGCAGGATGACCGGCAGTTACAGAAGCCGATCAATCTCTCTGATATGCTCTTGCGATTGGATGAGCCGGCATCGTCCTGGATACGGCTTGATACGCTCTTCAAGGGGCGTGCCATCACCGCCACCATGGAGCGCGGGTACTGGCGAATGAACTGGAGCGACAAGTATCTGTATATAGCAAGCGATGCACCACATATCAAGCACCGTCGATTTCACGACACTGCTGGGATGTATCCAGAGGATAAGAAAATAGGGCACACGGAAAATGCCTGGTGTGCCCGTTGTCGGTCGTTCGGTCTCGATGGGACATTGGCCGCGCCGCTCATTCCGGCGTTCGGGCTGCCTGACCATCTTTGGAGAAACGCCGGGCCGGTTGCAGGGAGTTGGCAGGGGAGAGGCTTATGAAGCGCGTCTGGTTGCCATCGGCTGATAATAATGCGGTGGGTGGCGTTGGGCAGGTGATCGCGGCGCAACGTCGCCACCTGCCGGGCCTTGGTTGGCACGTGGTTGACGATCCGAACACAGCAGACATTATCGCAGTGCATATTTCGGCTCAGCGAGATGTACCGCGCATTGACGTGCATCATTTGCACGGCCTGCATTATGATAGCGATACTGCTGCCGACCGTGCCGTCAACCGCAAACTTATGCGCACCATTCGGGAGGCGCATGCACATACCATACCATCGGAGTGGAGTGCGATGGTGTTGCGGCGCGATTTACGATTACACCCTGACATTATCCCCAATGGGATCGAGGTGGCAAACTGGCAACCGGGTAACACCCAATCATACGCTCTGTGGAATAAGACGCGAAGTAGTCGTATTTGTGACCCTCGCCCCGCCTATGAACTGGCATCTCAGGGTGTGCCAGTGGTGTCGACATTTTTGCCAGACAATGTGACGCACCCCGACAATGCGCGTGTGATTGGTCGTCAATCGTTTCAAGACATGCGGCAAATCATCCAGGATGCCGGAGTGTACATTGCGACCACGCGCGAGGTCATGGCGGTCGGGACACTTGAAGCAATGGCTGCCGGGGTGCCCATCCTTGGATACACTGGTAGTGGAACGGAAGAGGTCGTCACGCATAAAGCCACGGGATGGCTGGTCGAAGAAGGTGACATTGCCGGTCTGGTTGCGGGCTATCACTGGCTGATGGAGCACCGTGCCGAAATAAGCCGCGCCTGTAGAGAAACTGCACAGGCATACGACTGGGCGCGCATCATACCGCGTTATGCAGCACTTTACGAACGCGTGTTGCAACAGCGCGAACACGAGCGAACAGGAGTCAGTATTGTCATTCCCTGCTACAACTATGGGCGGTTCCTGGGCGATGCCATTCAGAGTTGTCTCAAGCAGACAGAAAAGCCCGCAGAAATTATTGTGGTTGACGATGGGAGCACCGACAATACCCGCGAGATTGCCCAACGTTATCCCGTGACATATATCTATCAAGAGAATGCAGGGCCAGGAGCCGCCCGTAATCGCGGCATTGCCCACGCCACACAGCCGTATATTGTCTGTCTGGATGCTGACGACTGGCTTGATCGTGCGTATGTTGCCACGTTGCGCCCGGCATTGCACACTAATCGCCAGTTGGGCATCGTCTATAGCGGGATTACCTGGGAGCGCCCAGACGGCGCGCGGCGGTCATCAGGCGCCCCGTTTTCCTGGGAACGCGAGGTCAAGGGCAATGCCATTACGTGCGCTGCAATGTTTCGGCGAGAAATGTGGGAGCGCGCGGGCGGGCAAACCTCCACTTACAAACGTGCTGAGGATTACGAGTTCTGGCTGCGTGGACTGTCAGTTGGCTATGACGCGCAACGTGTCACGACTGATGGCCTGTTTCACTACCGGAGCCATCCCGACCATAAGAGCCTGAAGCACAAATATACTGGCGTGTATGACTGGTTGCCGTGGGCATACGATGGCGACTACCCAGCAGGCGCGCCCGCCAGTGAGCAGCCGCGTGTACGCTCCTATCGCAAGCCGCAGATCAGTGTCATTATTCCAGTCGGGCCGGGGCATGCTGCCGATTTGCCCACCGCTTTAGAAAGCCTGCTCGGTCAATCGTTCCGTGACTGGGAAGCCATTGTTATAGATGATACCCATGACGGCATTCCTGCCTACCTGTTACGTCCGTACCCCTTTGCTCGTGTCTTGCGCACCAGCGGGGCAACAGGAGCCGGGGCCGCGCGTAATGTCGGGATTGACGCCGCGCGTGCATCGCTGTGCCTGTTCCTGGATGCCGACGACTACCTGATACCTGCTGGCTTGCAGGCGTTTTTTGAGGGCTACCACAACAGCGATGCATGTTATGTCTATAGCGACTGGTTCACCTGGCATAATGGCAAGATTACACCACAGCAGTGTAAAGCATATTCACAGGTAGGATGGCTTGAGCACGGGTGGCACGCGGTTACGGTGCTGATGCACATTGACCATGCTCGTACCATTCAATTTGATGAGGATTTGCCGTCCTGGGAGGACTGGGATTTCTTTGCGCGCTGTGCTATCAATGGCATCTGTGGCGAGCGTATTGCGCTGCCGTTGCTGGGGTATCAGCCGGGCAAAGGCGCTCGTCGCCAGTATGCGGTCAGACACCAGGTTGAATTAAAATCACTCCTGGAAGAGCGCTATAGGCCATATATATCAGGAGGAAAAGAGATTATGCCGTGTTGTGGGGGAAAGGGCAAGCAGCCAACACCGCAGACAGTCAAGGAAGGGGCCACAACCGTGAGTAATACCAGTACAACAACGTATGTGCGAATGGAATACACAGGTAAAAACACGGGAGCCGTCACATTTTCAGGCGCAAACGGGCGCTCGTATCGCGGCGGGGCCAATCCGACAAGCCGTTTTGCCAATGTCCACAAAGACGATGTGGAACGAATGATCAACACGAGAAAATGGAAGGTTGTCAACCGCCCTCGCCCGACTGTACATCGCGGGGCGCAGCCGGTTCCGCCGCCGAAACCTGCACTCGTTGCGGAGCCTGGTGAGGAAAATACAACAGCATACGAAAATGTGCCGCACGGCATGGAGCAATATTTTGCTGTCATGCCAGATGATGACGTACCCACAACAGAAGACGAACCAGACGAACCAGAAGAACCAGAAGAAACCACACGAGCATCGCGCCGCAGGGGGAGGCCGAAACGTGCCTGAAAGTAAACAATTACTCCTCGCTATGCTGGCGTCCTATCGTGTAGCACATATGATTGCAAACGAGGAGGGGCCGGGGTTCGTGTTTCTGCGAGTCCGAGCGCGGTCGATGCGCTGGCCGTGGCTTGAGGCGGGCATCAGTTGCCCATTGTGTCTGTCATTCTGGGTTGCATTGCCAATGCTGTTTGCTCCACGCCGCATCCTGGAATGGCTAGGCGTTGCGGGCGGGGTGTTGATTATTCATCGCTGGCTAGAAGGGGCCTGTGATTAAGGGTGCACCATGAGTAACTTGCTAGCATTAGAAACATTCCGCACCTATCTCGGCTACCACCCATACCATTTCTGGGGGTTGGCAGGCAGTAAGGCGCCTATCCAGTCGAGTTGCAACCCCGTGGTGACCGAGTATGCGTGGCAGGCTGCCGACGCTGCCGGGCGCGATGACATTCGTGAGTCGATTGTGCGAGCCGAAGAGCGACTGCGCACGTACCTGCATTATAGTGTTGCGCCGCGTTATGGCAGTATCACCCTGCCATATCCTGACTACCTCAACCCCAACCTCTGGCGGGGGTCGTATGGCAGCCCGCGCGGCAAATGGAATGCTGTGCAATTGCCTGATGCGGGCTTCGTGCAGGCGCTTGGCACGGAACAGCTTACGCTGATTGATACGCCCACCGTCACCTATAGCGATAGCAATGGGGATGGGCTCAATGATAGATTTACAGTCACCGTAAGCACAACGATTACTGACCCCGACCAGATACAACCCTATTTTGCAGAGGCGGATCGATTGGATGATGAGGGTGCAAACGAACGCTGGCGCATTCGCCCGGTGTCGGTGTCCATTAGTGGCGGCACCGCAACTATACGCGGGCGGGCATGGCAACTGGTTAAGCCTATTCGGTATGAGGGGGTGAGCCCGGCTGAATTGGATGCGGCTGTTGCCACAAACTATGTTGACACGATTGACGTATATCAGCGCACCACAGATGGCGATCAGCAGGCAACGCTGACATGGGAAACGACGCCGTACCCGCCATGGGCATACACGGCAAAAACCGTGAGCACCGACCCGGCAGCCATCGCAACAGCAACAGCGCGCGTGGGTATTCGAGATGCGCGAACAGGACTGGTGACACCTGCTGAGGCAGTCTATAACGCCGATACGGATAGCTGGTCAAGTCCAGAGTCGTGCCTGTATGGCAGCCGACTACCAGACCGGGTGACCATCAATTATTATGCAGGCTATCCACTCGAAAAACGAAAAATGGCAGCGTGGCTTATCCCTGTGGTGGCCCGCTTTGCTATGGCTGAATTGGCGCGCCGCATTTGTACGTGCGATTATGCCAATCGCGAACTCTGGCGCTGGCAGTTTGACCGCGCCTCAACGTCTGGGAATAACGATGAAACTTATCAGATCAGCATCGAGGACCTGAACAATCCATTCGGCACGCGGCTGGGGCATATTGACGCATGGAAGCGCGTGCAAGGTGAGCGAATTATGGCAGGGGTTATTCCATTCTAAAGGAGTAGGAGAATGTCTCAACTTACAAAAGATCAGATTGTAACACATCAGCATGCGCGGCTCTTCCGGCAGGACGGCGGCGCGCGCCCCACAAACCGAATGACCTATAGTGGTGTCGATGACCAGAAGATGGCATTGACCAGTGTGTCAGCGCCGGTGTCAGGCGGTATCAACCCGATCCAGATTGGCGATCCGCGTCGCCGCAAAGCGTATATTAATGTCGGGCGCACGGTGGACCCACCCGATTTCGATAGTGCTACATTATCTGTGTACGAAGACCATGGCCAGCTACCATGGCAATTGCTTCAAGGGGAATGCCCGTTCAACTTGTACCGCACGGTAGGCACCTGCAAAGACCCGTCGTCTTTTCTCGACGGCGTCACGGATTATCTCGAAATCTATAGCGATTGCGAGGTGACGGACCGCAGTCTGGGGGATCGGGTTGCGTTTGACACCGACGATGCAGTGACTGACGAATTAAGCCTGACCGTGACTGGCGGCATTTATCCGGTTGGGGCGTTGGGGTTTGGAGAAAAGGCCGCAACGCAGGTGACGGTTGAAGTCATTGATATTGCGTATGGGGATCGTTTCCAGTGCGCTGATTGTGGCGTGCCCAATGATGGCACCGAATGGATTTATGCCGCCGCCAAATACAACACGCCTTCAGCTACCAATGGCGAGGTCATCTATAGCACCGATGGCGGCGCAACATGGACAGAGACTGCCGTGACTGCAGAGGACCCGGTTGCTATTGGTATCGCAGGCGATAAACTGGTGGTCATCACCGGCACAAGCCTCTATTGGGCAGACATTAATGAAAAAACGGGCGTGCCTGGTACATTCACCACGGTGACGCCGTCCTCGTGGGCTGCGAATAATGCCACTGATGCCTATTTCGGTGGGCCTCGTGAGGTGTACGTGTGTGGGCAAAACGGCTATATCTGGCTCTTTACTGACGTCACGACGGCACCGGACATTCTGGACGCCGGCAGCGCTACCAGTAACAACCTGGCGCGCATCGATGGCACCGATAATGTCATTGTTGCCAGTGGGGCGAGTGGTACCGTCATCATCAGCACCAACAATGGCGAAACGTTCGCAGCCACGAGTGCCACACCGTCTGCGGATAATCAGCAGGCGCTGGCAGTGTTTGACGAAAATTACATCTGGACAGGCACTGACGGCGGCGAAATCTACTACACCATTGATGGTGGCGAGACCTGGACAGAGAAAACATTCGGCGGCTCAGGCAGCGGCAATGTGTACGATATTGTTGCGGCCACGAGTGAGGTCATCTATTTCAGTTATGCCACCACCGACCCGACAGCGCAAATTTACTGGTCGGTGAACGGCGGGCGCGACATTACCCGCTCTGGTTGGCGTATCCTGAACCTGCCCACGTTTGACTACGGATATCGTATTGCCGTGCCACAAGCAGCTATTCCCGGAGTATCAGCGAACAATATTGCTATTGCGGGGCTTGCTGGCGATGGGTCGGATGGCATTATCGTGCAGGGTATTGCCGCAGTGCGTGGAGGGTAACGATGAGCGACAATGGACACAACCAATTCACCTTTAGCACGGGCGTCGTGGCAACACTGCGCCCCGTGTCGCCATTTATCCGGCAGGCGGTAGAGCGTGCATTCCCGCCGCCACAGCCGCCCATGGTTGACGTGGATTATGGTGATACAACACAACAGGAAGCCAACCCGAACGACCCCGACTACCTGAAGGCGCTCGAAGAACACGAAAGAGAGGTAAGCATCCGGCTACGTGACATGATGCTCTTGCATGGCATTGACGTCAAAGTGGAGCCGGAGCGCAAACAGCAGGCCCTTGATCTCTTGCAATCAGTGGGGCTTGACTGGCCTGCTGATGAACCAGAGTATTTGACGTATATCAAATATTGTTGCATCGGCACTGATGACGAAGCCAATCGCGTCATTATGAGTATTCGTCGCAACCGCGAGGTATCGGAGGAGGACGTAGCAGCAGCTACCAGGATGTTTCGCGCCAACGTACAAAAATAGAGACATTTTCAAGTATCGCACGCCTCGCAGTGCGGTCCGATATTCGCTGGAATACGAACTCATGGAAGTTGCCCGTTGGAAAGGCTATGCGGACGAAGAAGAGCTTTTCCAAAAACCCCCAGGCGTGCAGGCGCGCGCAATTGCACATTATCGCATCTATCATCAAATACAGGCAGTGCTTGCTCACGAGCAAGCCACAGAGGCAAAACGGCAGCGAAACGCAACACGAAACACAGGAAGGCGAAGGAAGCGCTAAATGGCAGTGCAAGAGGTTGGTATCCGGCTCGTTGCGCTCGATTCGCGCCGGTTTAACCGGGCGGTTGAGTCTGCCGATGATGCGGTTGCAGACCTGCGAGGCGAACTCAATGCGACCGCACGCACGGCTAAGCGAAGTGGTGACGATATTGATGGCCTGTCGGCAACCATGTCCGCGATACCGACAGGGGCTGTTATTGCTGGTACCACAGCCATTGCCGCAGGCATAGGTGCCATCGGTGTGGCATCGGTCAGTGCTGCTGCTGATTTTGAGCAATCGATGACGCGCGTTGGGGCCGTGTCGGGTGCAACAACAGAAGAACTTGAAGAACTCGAAGCTGTTGCCAAGGAGATGGGGAGCACTACCGTGTTCAGTGCACGCCAAGCAGCAGATGGCATGTCATTTCTGGCGATGGCCGGATTTGACGTCAATGAAACCATTGACGCAATGCCTGGCGTGCTGAACCTCGCTGCTGCTGGCCAGATGGACCTGGCGCGCACCTCGGACATTGCCTCCAATGTCCTGTCAGGCTTCCGTCTGAACGCTGACCAGATGACCCGCGTCTCGGACGTGATGGCCTCCACGATGACCAGCGCCAATACCAATATTGAGCAACTCGGCCTGGCAATGTCGTATACCGCCCCGATTGCGGCAGATATGGGCATCAGCATTGAGGAGACAGCCGCCGCGATTGGTCGCCTCTCCGATGCGGGCATCCAGGGCGAGCGTGCTGGTACGGCCCTACGTGGCATTATGCTCACGTTGTCAGCGCCCACAGCAAGTACCCGCAATGCCATAGAAGACCTGAACATTGCAGTAACCGACGCACAGGGCGAATTCTTGCCGCTTGCTGATATTGTTGGACAGTTTGAAACGCGCCTGGACGGGATGACCGATGCCCAGCGTAGCGCGGCCCTCGGCACGGTCTTTACCACTGAGCAGATCGGCGCATTCAATGTGCTGTTGGCGGAAGGCAGCGATGAATTGGCCAGCTACACAGAAGAGCTTGAAGCAAGTGGCGGGGCAGCCGAGTCACTTGCCGGGCAACAGATGGCGACATTCCAGGGCGCAATGACCGAACTCCAGAGTGCTGTGGAAGGTGTCGCAATTGAGGTCGGCCAGGAACTGCTGCCGGTGATGACCGAACTCACGCGGGATGTGTTGATCCCGTTTGTGCGCACCTATGGCCCGGAGTTGGTCAATCAAACGGCTGCGTTTGCGCAAGAAGTTACAGACCTGTATGCTATCCTCAAGCCCCTGCTTGACCTGATGAACAATGAGTCAGGCCCGGAGGCGGTGCGTGCTGCCCTCGCGGTGTATCGCGGTGAGTATGCCGAGGCGACCGGGACGGTGATCGAAGTTGTTGGCGAGGCTAATCGCTCAGCAGCGGAATTTGCTACAGTGCAGGCCACAGCCTTGCAGGATGTTGTCACGGAAATACAAAACCTCGACCCTGCTGCCGAAGACGCCGCTGGTGCTGTCGATGCATTCGGGGGTGCGGTCAGTGAGGCGAATGAAGAACTGGAGGGCATGCGCGAAGCCGCGCGCGATGCTGGCCTGCGCGCATTCCGTGATGCGGTGCAGACCGAGGTAGATTTCCTGAGCGAGCGAGAAGATGCACATCGCAGTCATAGGGAACGAATGGTCGATATCACTGCAGATGGTGAGGAGCGCCGCATCCGTGTACAACAAGACCTGGCCGAGTCAGAACAACGCTTCCAACGCGACACCGCTGAGAACCAGGCGCGCATGGCTGAGGAGCTGGCCGAGGCTGAAACCCAGGCTGAGCGTCAGGCAGCCTACGACCGGCACAACGAGCGTCAGGCGGCAATAGATGAGCGGATCATTCAGGCACGCGAGGCAAACACCGAAGAATTGCAAAACCTGGAAACCGCAAATGCCGAGAAAGCAGCAGCCGAAGCGGAGGCGTTTGCGGAGCAAGAGCGTATTGCTGCTGAGGCATATGCCCGCCAGCAGGCCGAGCAGATGGCCCACCTCGGGCAAATGCTCATAGACTATGCGACTGCGCAGGCCGAGATGAACGGCGTGAGTGCTACTGCGCTTGCTGAAATGACTTCGCAAATTGCAGATGAATACGGCGTCCAACAATCACTCACCGAGCGATCATTTGGAGATATGACGCGTGTGATCGATCAGTGGGCAACCAGTGGCGGGGGTGACGCCGATCGCTATATTGGCAGTATGCGCGATGTGCAAAGCGCGGCAACCGCAACTCAACAGCAAGTCAATGCCAGAATCGAACAACTTACACGGCAAGCAACGGAGGCATTCCAACGCGGTGAGTTAGGACCAGAGCAATACGCGCGACGATTGCAGCAGATACCTGGCGAAGCGCGCGCGTCGGTTGAAGGCACCAACAATGCACTCCTGCAACTTACCACAGAAATGACAACCGCACACAGTCTGGATAGCACGGCAGCGCAGGATGTATCCCGTATACAATCTGATATCAACACAATCCCGCGTGAAGTGACCACGATCCACCGGATCAAGCAGCAAGCAGAAACACAGAAACGAGCGGCAGCAAGCGGCGGTGGCGGGACTGCCGTCGCAGGTGCCCGCGCGCGTGGGGGTCCCGTCGGGGCATCGGCATTGTACGAGGTTACTGAGCCGGGGGTCGGGCCGGAACTGCTCACGTTTGGAGGACGGCAGTACCTTATGACGCCCCCCACCGGGACTGGCGAGGTATCGCCATTAGACAGCCCTCGTGTTGCGATGCCGAATACCGACACAACGAATACCAGCACATTTGCGCCAGTCGTAAACCTGAACATCACCACATCAGGAGACATGGGCGCAACCACACAGCAGATTGCAGCGGCCATTGAGAACACGGTTATCAATAGCCTGTTGTCTGGTTGGAATAGGGCAGAAAGCAGCCGATAATGCGCAACCGTTTCAATTTTGGCAGCATTCGTTTCAGCTATGAAAGCTTGAGCGGAGACGGCTCTACCGTTCGGGCGTATTATGGCGAGCGCGCTGCGGAGGACCGTGCCGAATGGCAGAATGAAGAACAGTGGGAACTGCTACGATTTATCGGCACAACTGAAGCGAGCGCCCATGCGTACCAGATACAATACATTCTCACTCAGCAAGTGGAAATCAAAGGCCAGTCGAATTATGATAACTTGCGAACTGCAGCCGTGCGCAAGATTTCGGGCACGTGGGATAACAGCCTTGAGAGCTATACCAGTGTCATTATTGACACCTTCGACGTACCGCGTCGTGTGGATTGTGATGGAGTATGGCGCGGTACGATCACCTGGAGGCGATTGCGTGGGTAACCAACCTGACAACACACTCGCTGAAGCTCTCACCCGGCTTCTGTGCTGCTTTGATGGCTTCGTGGGTGTCAGGGGGCAGGGTGACAGTTTTGCGCGCGTAGCGTGCCTCTGGTCTGGGCGGACGGCCTGTCTGGTTCTTGCGCCGCCCGCCGTGGGTGTTTTTGGTCATTGGCTACCTGCTGTATTCAAAAAACCACAACTGGCCTGCGCCATTCGGCATGATTTCCAGCTTCCAATCGACGTAAGCCCCCATCTGTCCCTCGGCAACCTTTCTACCCTTAGCGCGATGGCATCCGTTTTCTCGCCAGATAGCATCTGTTTGTTCTCTGTTCAGCCAAATGGAGCCGCGACTATTGTTCCCGACGGGAAAACTCCACCATTCGCCGGTGTTGTCTTTCCGCCACTGCCAATCGGTCACCATGTCGCGTGCGTCGCAGATATTGAAGCTTGTCATTGTCGTGTGTCCTTTCAGTAATGTGTATGTCTAACTTGATTACAATCATACCATAAGCAAGATACTTTGTCAAGGCTCTGTAATGCGGAATAGTGAGACGTTTTTATGACCTGGCCTACCAATAATGACACCTATGAATATCGGCTACGGTGTTGGATTGCGGGCGTCCCTTACAAGCTGGCAGCGTTCCCGGCGCGGCGCATTGAATTAGGCCAGCGCACGACCTGTCCAGTTGAGCTTGATCGGGCTGTTCCTGTGTCAAACAATCCACAGACGGCGCGCATTGATGTGGGGGTCTTTGTTGATGGGGGTATTATTTGGAAACGCTTTGTCACGGGCTATTTTTTGCATGACCAGACCGCAGGCGGGCCGCAATTGTACCGGGGCACCATTATTGATTGTCTCTGGAAAATGGATACTGCATTACAATCGGATATTACCTGGAGTGACACAACAGTTGTCAATGCGCTGACAGACAGCACTGATGGGTTGTTTGCGCGCGCGGGACTGGATGCCAGCGAGCAGGGGTTTGTGTTTGATCCCGGCACCGTCTGGAACCTGGGCAATGTCGCAGATATCACCATTGAGCAAGGCACCACCATTCGTGACGTGTTTGATCGCATCCTTGAGCATGCCGGATTGACGTATTTTGTCAATGCAGGCGGTGCCGTCTGTGTTGTGCCAGATGTCAGTATTCCTAATGAGGATGGCTCGCCAACGTTTTCGAGTGGCATTGATAACGATTTCAGCTTACCAGGTGGGACATTAGGGCTGAACAGACCAGAGCGCCTCTGGACCGATTGGCAGGCAGTCATCATCTCATACACGGCAACCGGGCCAGAGATTGACGGGGCCACCCCGAACGCCACCGTAAGTACATCATTCTTCAGTGTTGGCAAAGAGGACGGTAACAATTTTCCTTACTACCAGACGACTGAGGTGTGCGAGGCAAAAGCACGCCAAATTGTGCGTAGGTCGTGCGCACAAACGCAATCAGCGTCGTTTCGTGCCAACCTAAATCCTGAGATTTTCCCGTGGCAAAGCATCAAACTCTTTTGCCCAGAGAGTGGGATTGATAGTGTTGAGCCGGTCATTGTGCGAAGTACCGCCAATACGGGCGGCATCACTACGTTTATTATTGATTTCGGGCCATCACTTGTTGCCACAGACACCACTGTTGAGCCGCCCGACAATGACAATGGCGACGGTGGCACACTGGAGCCGATTGGTGTGATTTCCGGGGTCGATCCTATCGCATCCATCACATATATCATTGACTACGAACGCGATAATGCTGGCAACGCCATCTATTATGTATCTGCAGACGGCACCGGGTCGCTCTCTAATGCAGGCGCGGGTGTGACATACTCCTGGGATGCGACAACAGGCAGCACCAACGGCAGCCCTACCAGTAGCACCGAGGCCAGTGACATTTTTACTTATAGCAGCCTGACTGATGCGCAACTTACGTTGACCGTCGCTGATGCCAGCGATGCAACCCTGACCGATACCATCACCGTGTTTTTTGACGACCCATCCATCGATGTGTTTACACGCGTGCTCACGTACGAACTAGACGATGCATGGTATGTCGATTACAACCCCGATATTGCAGCGGCGGTATTTGACCCGGCAGGCGAAACGTGTGTGGCGGTGCCTCGCTACAACGAGGAGGGTTTTCTCTGGGCGATTTTCACCGTCGGGGGTAACACGAAAGTGTATCGGCGCGATCCTGAAAACTATCTGCTTCCGCCTGAAGAAATCGTCACCCTGGCCGGGTCGGGGGTCGATATTTTTGTGGGGGAGCCGTTCGTCAGTGAGCAATTACTCAACACGGTGCTTGTTGCTATTGGCCAGTCTGTTGCCTATACGCGCAACGCGACCGGCGACGAACCAACGTGGCAAACAACAACGGCAACCGGCGAAACCTTGACAAGCGTACTGGTGAGTGCCTACAACGATCGGGAGTTTTTCGCAGCCGGCGGGAACAAACTGTTTCGCAGCACAGACAGCGGAGCAACCTGGAACACAATCATTACCAGTGCTGACGCCGGGGCAATAGCCGAGGATTTTGCTATTGCCCCCTGGGGGACCGCAGCGGTCTTTTCGGGCGCGTCAACTGATGCGCGGCGCATCTCTTTTGTTCAACCGTCACTCACCGTCGCCTATACAGACACACCAGCAGGCGGCGAAGAATTCCAAACCATTACGCCATTGCTCCTGCGCAATGGATACAAAATTGGCAGCAGTATAGGCGATGTCTACCTGCTGCTACAAAACAGCGTAACACCCACACAGTTCGATGTTACGCGCCTGGTGAGCAGCGGTCCGGCAGATATTCAGCGCGCCGTCCGTGATGGCGAATTGCCATTGGTGTTTTTTGCTGATGACAATGGCGTATACAAGCAGGCAGCAGACGAGGCAACACTCACACTGGTTGACAGTGGGGTTTCGCGTCGCGTCGGGTTCGGTCCGTTGCGGGCGGCCATTGTGTCCTCCGAGACGGTCCTTATTCCCACCGTCGGGCTATCCGGCGGCGGCGTATACGAATACACTGGCGGCTCGTGGGCGCTGCGGAGCACCGGGCTACCTGCCGTGGCGCTCTATCATCTGGCTGTTGCTGCCGATCCGGACGATCCGGATATCTGGTATACAATCATTGGCACCAACAGCGATGCCGATGTGCAGGTATCCGGCGGCAACCTGGTCGGCTCTGATGGCAGCACGGGCGTGCTCTGGCGCTGGGATGGCAGTACGTGGAGTAATGTTCCCATCAGTGCGGCGAGCGTGCCGACCAGTGCGGCTCTCAGTGGGAGTTTGGCCTGGCGTGGCTCGGGCTGGGCCTTTTCTGTACTTGGGTTTACAACCGGCCCGACGACCCCGACCGGAACGCAAATTTATCGTGGTGTTGGCACGACGCAGGGCACAACGGCAACAGAGTCAAGTATCGCTGCCAACGTCACCACCAACAGTATCGATATCATGGCCGACGGCACGCCAGTCATCGGGACGGGGCTGCCGTCTGCCGATGACAACATCTGGTATGTCGATGGGTCGTCGCTCATCAGGCCGGGCACCGCAAGCAGCCAGGACCTTGACTTGAACGTCAGCGCGTATCCAACGGGCAACCGTCTGGTATGCCCGTCGATTGATAACGACACGGGCAACCAGGGGCGTATCCTGGCAACTGAGAATTACCGCACCACGCAGCCATCGTTGCGTATCAGTGCGGCGACCGGCACCAGCGCCGTCGTGACCGCAGCGGAGCGCGTGTACGTTGCTGGGGGGAGTGGGTTTACAAGGACGGGCATTGCCGAGATTAGCGATCTATTCAGCGCACCGTCCACCAGCGTGATAGCTGCCTCTGGTGTGTCTATTGGTCGCATCGGCATGGATCGGCAGACGCGCTCGCTCGTGGCTGCGCTCAACAACGCGAAAGATACGGTGTATCTGTGGGATGGCACTGAAGAGACAACCATCGATGCCAGCAGTCTGACCGCTGCGAACCTGGCTGATTTTGTGGAAGTTATCAGGAGAACATAATGCCAGACCAGACCCGAACCGATTATCTGATGGGACGCATCCTGGGGCGTTCTATCCAGATCGGTGACAATGCCGTGCGTTTAGCGCGCCAGGATGCGCAGTCTATCGCAAATAACATCGCAAATGACATAGTGGAGGATGCCTTGGGCGATTTTCAATTCGACTTCGCAGGCCAACTAGAGGTGGTCGAGCCGACCATCCTGTTTGACGTGTCGCACGAATACGACAAACAACCGCTGCTCATTGAAGAGACGACTGCCGGTGCTGGCAATGTCGCGACGTTTGACAGCAACGAGCGCCTTGTCAAAATGACGTTGGGCGGGTCGAATACCGGCAGCGTGACCCGCCAGAGCAGGCAGTACATCCGCTACCAACCGGGGCGCACCGCCAGCGCCCTGTTCACAGGTGTGATGGGCACAGCCACCGATAACGTGACACAGCGCATCGGCATGTTTGACGATGATAATGGCATGTTTTTCGAGCAGACCAGTACCGAAAAACGTGTGGTCATCCGCAATAGTAGTAGTGGTGCAACTATTGACGATCCTGTTGGGCAATCGAGTTGGAATGTTGACAAATTGGACGGCACCGGCACAAGTGGCGTTACGATTGACTGGACCAAAAACCAGGTCTTCATTATTGACTATCTCTGGCTCGGCACGGCGGCGGTCGCGTTCGGCTTTATCCTGGACGCCGCGCCGGTCTGGTGCCATATCGAGCCACAGAGCAACCTCAATACCACCAGCTTCACACAGACCGGCGTGCTGCCGGTGCGCTATCAGATTGTCAATGATACAACCGCTGCCGCCGCCGAGATGAAAATGATCTGCGCCGCCGTAAAAAGCAAGGGCGGCGTTGAGAATGAACGGGCACTACCGTTTAGTGCTGCTACGGGCACCGCCGGGCGCTCTATCGGGGGCACGCTTGATCCGGTGATTGGCATCCGGCACAAGGATACGTTTAACAGCATCGTCAATCGAGGCATCACAATCCCGTATGGCGTCAATATCACGACAGAAGATCAGGGCATACGCTGGGCAGTGCTGTATGATCCAACGTCAGTCACGGGTGCTTCGTGGGTATCGGCGGACGCAGACAGTCATATGGAGTACGACATATCAGCGACGGCCATATCAGACGGCATCGAGATCATTAGCGGTTTCCTGCTGGTCGGCAACGGCAATAACGACATTGGCAACCTGTCCAATGTCATCAATAGCCGCCTGCCGCTGGGGCTGGACGCAGCAGGTGCGTCTGGTAGTGGGATTGCGCTCTACGTGGTGGCGGAGTCCTTTACGGGGACTGCCACCGTGCGAGCGTCAATGGAGTGGGGAGAGTTACGGTAGGCGGCTCATATCATTGTTGGTGCGGGTGACGCGGCCTCCTGCGTCACCAGTTCGTCATTTACATACGCTAGAACAGTGCCGTCATGATAAATATAAATATCCCGCATGTCGCTCCGTCCGCGTACTTCGCGCAATCCGTTTATAGTCATATTGCCCTCCCAAACTATGCCGGTGTCTCCGACAAATTGCCGGGCTTGTTCTCTGCGTTCGGCCATAACCTTTAATGCATCCATCATTCCCTTTCCTTTCTTCTCCTATACTGCTGCCGCTCACTTAGCTCCTCTAGCGGTTTCCGCGCCCGCTGCCCTCGCTCAGCGGCATAGCGTTCCACCGAGGCACGGGTGACGCGTCCTCGGTTGCCGACAACGGGCGTGGCCTGTAATCTACCACGCTGCACCAGCCTGCGTACATAGTCGGGGCGCACGTCCAGGATGCTGGCGGCTTCGTTGTAGGTGAGGGTGTCGCTCATAATGGGCGCGCTCGACTGTAGCGAAAGGGTCTTTGTACGACCCACATTCGGCTTACAAAATACCAGTTGTCACCATCGGCGGTGACAATCATCAAACCGCTGTCTTCATCGTGTTTGCTGCCCACAACTTTCACAGTGTCCACTTCATCGCCCAGCGGTGTACTTTTGACTGCTGCCAGAACTGATTCGCCTTTATCAAACGCCTGCTGGAGTTGTTCGTGTGTCCAGGAAGTTGTCATTGGTTGCTCCTTGTCCCCATGGGCGGCTTGCGCCGCCCGTGTGGTGCTGTCATGCTGCGTACGCATTGACAATATCGATAGCGTCCTTTTCGAGTTCAAATTCAGCCTTGCGGCTTGCCAGATGATGTACCAGTTTAACGACACGGTAGTCGCTCATCTCGCGGATATTACACACAACACCAGGTTCCACACGGCCTGTAGCAACCAGGTGCACCAGCATCTGAGCAGCCCAGAATACATCATACCAACCGGGAATATCAATATTGAACTGTGCAGCAGTTTTCAAACTTTCGCACACCAGAGAGTACCGGGTACGAACACGAGTATTAACGCCGATGTGTCCTGCGAGTGTTTTTGCCTTCAGTTCCATTGTTGTGTCTCCCGTGTTACTATCGTTGCGTTTCTTCACTGACATTAGTGTACACGATTGTGACTAAGATGTCAAGGGGTATAGGGGATATGATAGAAGATTGCTACGAAACCGCTATCTGTGCATTATCCAGACAACACAAAGGCCCCGCCCTGTTGATGAGACCTGGCGGGGCCTGTGCTACACACACTGCTTGCTCGATGCCGCCCGTCCTTCGGGCGACCGTGGTGCTATTATAGCATAGCCTGCTAATCACCACGCAGCGGCTATTGTTGCTGCTATGACTGCCCAGGCAAATGCTATACCCCGCTGGTGAGCAGGCGAGCCATTACGAAGGCTCATACTCACGATAGCAAATACCGCTATGACTACGAAGACCAGGCGAGTAATGTAGATCAGGTGGTGCATCACTCCCGCTCGCGTGTCGCAATGCCTCGCATTGCCCCACTTACCCGACTCGCGGCATTATTCACACCCTGCGTGTAGCCGCGTCCGTGGCCAATACCCCAGCCCAACATAAAACCAGCGATCAGACCAATGATCAGTACGATGATATAGGGGTCCAGATTCAAGCGCCCGCCTCCCGTTCTTGTTCTTGCAGCGCACCACGCACCACGGCCTGCACCTGCTCGCTAGCTTCCGTGTAGCGCCTTCCGTTCTTTGCTCCGCTGATTTCACGTGCAATTTCTGCCATACTTGCCCCGTTTGCGAACATATCCAGGATACGGCGTTCTGCTGCAGTATACTCTTTTGCCGTGGGGT